TTATGCCATGCAATGCCCGGAAAAAGGGGCGTATATCGGATACAAAAAGGCAGAAGGAAAAATAGTAGAGCTGGAAATACAGGCGGATGCAAAGCGATCCTCAGCAACAACAAGAAAGTGTAGGGCCAGCAAGGCCAAGGTATTGTCTATCACAAGCATAGACGGAAAAGAACACTTTGAAGAGGCAAGGAGCAATTACGATCAATCGTTTGCCTACAAGGTGGGAGGAACCGTCGAAGTGAAAGACTTTGATGAGAACAGATGGAACGAGTGTTCAACTGGCATTCACCACTTTATCACAAGAGAAGAAGCGGCGATGTATTA